GGGGGGCTTGAGGGAAAGAGCGTTTCTGAGCATGTTAGATCCATGATGGATCCAAAGATGGGTTTCGCGGTCGGCGAATTCAGCAATTCCCTTATCGCCTCTTCCGACCATTGTGATGAACTCTCTGGATAGTTCGTCTTTATCCTGTCTAGGTCGTCCTGAAGTAAATGAACCGCCCTCGATAAAATCTCCAGCCTTGACGCAATATCTTCTATTTTGCTCAGCAGTTCCCCTTGCGCGCTCGAAATGGATCCCAGGGCCGAGCAAACCGCGAACATGCTCGAAAGAATGCCGTCCTGAAAATGAACAGTATCCCTGGAGGTGAGGAGTAAGTCGCTCACCGATTTCCCGACCGAAGACGTAGTACTTGCATTGCGCTTCAAAAAGCTCTTTGAGCCGGGGAACGTCGGTGTCTTCATCGTAGTTGTTGAAGGTGAATACTATGTGTTGTAGTCTATCGTTTGGGTTTTTGCGGGGCATAGCAAGCTATGATATCTCCCCCTTCGGGACGCTACGCTCGTTATATAGGCAAAGGGGGCCAAGGGGCAGGGGTCCAGAGCAACGGGGGTAATAGTATACCCCGTTGCCCCTGGTTCCCTCATTTTTTATTCATAGTGGGAAGGAAACTTCCAAGAAAAGATACAAGATACGTAAGCGCTGACGCATTACGAACGTTACACAGTTTGACCAGTAAACGAGATATTGTAATAGAAGGTGGCAGACATGGTACGTGCCACATTAATGTCTACATTGCCACCTAACACCATCCAGACGTACTGATTCTGATCTGCGAAGTAATCAGTCTGATCTATAGATCGGATCTTCAACCTGTACTCCATGTTGACTATGTCTGCATCACGTAACAAGAAGTTCTTCTTGTACACGATCTTACCAATCTTCGTAGCGAAGTCTTGAATGTAGGTGGGGTCCCACCCTACTGAAACACTTGTTGGTACACTAGCAGCAGTAAACTGCCTACTAGTCCTGATAAGCATGATGGTGCCAGCTAATGAATTCCGATTACCATCAGTAGTATCGAAGTTATTAGTGAGACGACATCCAATTATACCTCCACGGAGAACTAAGTTTCCCGTGAATAGCGGTAATGTATTTGATCCGTCAGGCGGAATAGCACCTCCAGCGGCTACCCAGAAGTTAAGTGCAGCAGGTCGCAAGGCAGACACTGGTGCACATGTCATAGTATCGACGCCAGCTTGAGTATTAAACTGCGTGCTGACTGACTTAATGGCACGGTAGTGCGGTAACATGGTAGATGCGTCCCATAGTAGCTGTCGGTAGCGTCTGACAGACGTCTTCCTTGCCTTGTAACGTATACCACCACCGGTGCCACTCTGTGATGTGAACGCGTTAGTCTTCCGCCCACGGCTTCCAACGCGCCGTTTCTTATTGAAGTTAAGGCGGCGTCTAGCGCCACCCTTGCGTTTGAGTGTTCTAGGCTTAGCCATGTTAATCTTACTCTCGTTCACACGAGAGCGCGGGTGTAATGGTTGTCATATGAATAGGGGGTGATGTATTTATAGGCGGGTGTCCACATTCGTGACGCGTTTGCGGTCGCTTCGCTCCCTTTGTCCTGCGGACGGCCATTCTAAAATATAATATCTCCTTTGACCTTCATTTTATTTGGGCAAGGTAGAATCTTGTTTATTCCTTCATTTCGAGTAATACAATCCTGCGTAATAGCGCAGGTAGTTGAGGGTTTATCTCATCACCCCATTTGAAAATATCCTTCGGATGAAAATTGGAAGTGACAATAAAGGTATCTGCGTGAAGCGCTACCATACCTCCTTTGTTTTCTACTTGGCATTTATAACGATCAAACCACCTTAAAAGGTGATTAATATCGATGCCATTAGGACCGAAATCATCTATTATGACTTCTTTATTACAGAGGTATCCATTCCACCATTTGGTTCTTGGCTCCTTGACATAAGCATCTGGTAGATCTTCATGGGCCTTCCTGGACTTGCCTACGCCAGGTGGGCCGTAGATCCAAGTAACCTTTATATTGGGCCGCTCGATGGGGGGCTTGAGGGAAAGAGCGTTTCTGAGCATGTTAGATCCATGATGGATCCAAAGATGGGTTTCGCGGTCGGCGAATTCAGCAATTCCCTTATCGCCTCTTCCGACCATTGTGATGAACTCTCTG